TTATTAAAGAATTATGTGAAGGTAAAGTTCCAGTAATATTCGTTCCTGTTAATCAAAGTGATATTGACAGAGATCCTAAAAAATGTGGTAAATATGCACTAGATGTTATATTTTTACCCTATGAACTTAAACCTACTACCTTTAAGCAAAGATTTGGAAGACTTTATATGAATTCCAAACCTAAAGGTAAAAAGTACAAACCTAATCCTACCAAAGCAATATTTGTAGTAAATTCTAATTACAACGATGTAATTGATGAAGGAGAGATTGAAGTTGAAGACATCTATGATGTAGCTGAAGCTCTATATGAAACGTATTTGTTATAGATATATTGATATATTATTTTAGTGATGAGAAAATAAATTCTCAATTATAATCAATTTAAATAAAGGTTAAGAAAACTATGTCTGAGAATAATGTAAACTTAGCAGCGGCGATCTCCAGTAATCTTGATATGGTTGAATGTACTCATGACAATATCATTCCGGTTCTGATCGATGCAGTTTATTCTCGTACACCTATTATTATCTGGGGTAATACGGGTGTCGGTAAGACAGAGTTGCTCCATGAGCTGGCTCGTCAATTCGGTATGGATCCTCGTGACCGTTCTCGTTATATCGACCAACGTATGAACTCCTGTGATGCACCGGATGTGCGTGGTTGTATTTTCCCTGATAAAGAAACAGGCCGTACTGTAGTATTTCCACCTGCATGGATTCCTACTGCAATGGATGGTCTGGCCCGCTTTATCGTTCTCGAAGAAATTAACACCGTTCAGGATGAAACTGTTCAAGCAGCATTATATGAAATGTTGCAAGAACGCCGTAACGGTGATATTGATCTGGCGGATGAAGTAGCGATCTTTGCTACTGCTAACCTGGAAGAAGATCATGGCCCTACAGTAGAGCTGGCTGGCCCGGTTAAAAACCGTGTTAAGCATGTTCGCTTAATCAATACTGTAGCATGCTGGCTGAAAATGGCTGAAGATAATAACTATCATCCTTTCCTGACGGCATATATTCGTCGCTATGGTCTTGAAAAATTGTATGCTCCGGATTTTGAAAAGAATGCTTTCCCTACTAACCGTACTTGGTCTAAAGTGAATAGTACTATTTCTAATCCACTGTACCAAGAGACTCTTGGTAAAGAATGGAAATACAAACACATTGTACCAGATTTCAGACTGCCTAAGTTTGCGGCTGGCACTCCTTTACCTGTACCCACCTACGAAGCTATCATTAAAAGCATTGGTACCACTGTTGGTACTACTGCGGCTAATGAATTCAGCACTTTCGTAACTCACGCTCAGTCAGTACTTCCGTTGATGGAAATCTTTGATAGAGGTGAAAAGTTATCCGATAGCAGCATCATCGGTATTACAGATCACCAGTATTATGCATTGATTGATATGATGCGTCGTACTCTGATTGACCGTCGTGAAGCAGGTAAAGAAATTGGCGAAGTATTTATTTACAATATGCTGTCGGTTATTATGATTGGAGCTAAAAACTCTAATTTCCTTACTCAGGAATTCCGTCAAGCAAACATGCTTCGCATCAACCAAGCAATGAACTCTCAGTTCACTGTTAAAGTTTTACAATACCGCACTAAACTGGGAACACTTGGCGAAGATGCGTATAACTACTTTAAAACTGCTGGCGCGATTCTCAATGAAATGGCAGCAGCATAAGTAACTAAAACAGATAATGGGGTAACTCCCATTATCTGTATTTATTTTTGAATTAAATAAAAATAAGGTTATAAAATGAGTGAATCATCTAAAAGTGGTATTTTTCATAATCCAGTAACTTTGCAAGAAATGGAAGTTGATGCAGTTTTATCAGCCGCTTTAGAAAATAATATTGAGCCTAGAACGGCTCTAGTAACTTATTTAACTCAAAAAATCGAAGCTGCCAAAGCTGAAAACAAAATTGGTAAAGTTGCTAAATGGGAACCTCGCTATGCTGAGATTTCAATTAGCCCTTTCACTATTGAAAATGATGGATTGGAAGAACTTCTTTCAGATGTCCATGATTTTTATCTTGAGCACGAATTTATCTTCCCAAGTGTAAAAGAAACAGCATTTGATACACGTAAGAAAATTATGGATAAGGCTCAAGAGAAAATAAATAAAGCTGTAATGGCTCTATCTATTTACTATAATATCTTTACTCCTATCATGATGCTATTGAAGAATCGTATTGATCCTAACTTCAATAGCGGTAAAACATATGATTTTATCATCGAACTGGATGAAGAATTTAATCCAATTGGTGAACTAAAATTCTATGCTCCGAGTTTAGGTGTAAGGGCATATACTGACTTTCGTAGCACTGCATATAATGCTGAATGGGCAGTTAACATTCGTCAAAATACATTAAATGCTGTAACACTTCATGAGGTATATCATAACGTTCTGATGCACAACAGTCGTGGTGAAGCAGCTAAAGCTTATCAGCCTATTCGTGATTTAGAGTCAGAAATAGAACAGTTATCTTTAACTAAGTATACTACCGATGAAGGTCACGTACCAATGACGCAGTGGGAACCTGAAGACTCTTATAAAGTTAAAGTTCTTCAGGCTTTGCGAAACATCCAGAATATAGCTATGGATAAACCAATTAACATTGCTATTCAAACTGCTTCTCAAAACTCAGCTTTTAACATTGGTAAGAAGATCTGTTTAGATCAAGCCATCGAATACAATAAAGAATTCGATAAGTACGCTGACGGCGGTCATAAGTTTGCCGATTTACCTTCTCCTTTGGCTAAGTACTTCGGTTCAGTTGTCTATCCAGAACGCGGTAGCCATGAAAATCATACTTCCGAAGAATGGTTTACTATGGATAATACTGAAGAAAATATCAAGAAATATCTTGAATGGCCTTCTTTAGATGAACATGGTAATCAGAAAGATGCAACGGCTGAAGAAGTCAAACGCACTGAAGTATTTGAAAGAGCTATTCAAACTGTTCGTGAAACTGCTAAAAGCCAGCCAGGAGGCCCAACTGATTCGTTCTTCCGTATCTTAAATGCTATTGAAGAAATTCCAGTATTTATTGACTGGCGTTTGCTTCTTAAACGCTATTTAAAAGCTGGTATTAAGACTCAGAAAACATGGCAACGTATTAACACTCGTACGTTTGCTGCAGCTTCTCAAATCCGCCCTGCTCGTAAATCCGATGCAATTAGGATCATTGGCGCTGGTGATACATCTGGCTCTATGTTTGACCAATTAGGAGACGTTGTCACAAACTTGGAGAAAATTGCAAAGACCTTTGGTAGTTATTATATCCATTTCTTTGCAGTCGATACTGATATTTGTGCAGAAGAAATCTTTTCCAACAATAAGAAATTTAGTATTGATCGTCTTACTAAAAGTCTTAAAGGTGGTGGCGGTACAGATTTCAGAAGTTTCTTCACAGAACTAGATAATCGCAATAATCGTGATACAGTAGTAATGATCACTGATGGGTGTGCCACTATTCCTGAAGTAGCACCTGCAAACTACGATGTAATATGGGTTGTCCGTGAATCTGATTACGAATGGGCTAAAAGTTATCTTACTTGGGGTAAGATCGTTGTTATGAGTGGTCTGTAATAAAGGAGTCCTTCGGGACTCTTTTTTTTATTTAATATTTATTGATATATTATCTTTATGAATAAATTAACATAACAAGGAATCTATTATGAACATTAAAGAAAAAACTAAATCAATTGTAAAATATTTAGAAACTCCAATTACTTTCACTATTAGTAGAGGATTTTACTATTTTACTATGCTCCTGATTGGTTTGGGTATTTATGAATTTACTAATAATATCTTCTTATCAACAATTGCGATCATAGCATTCTGTACAGCATTCTATTTTGATCAAAAATTAATTTCTGAAAGGAAAGCTAATAAAGATGAGTAATTTCACATTTAGGATTGATGGGGATATTTTTGAAAGCAATATGAAGTCTTATTTAAAATTTGCAATGAATAAACTTTATATGCACCTAGGTATACTTTTACTAAGTTCATTATCATTTATATTCCTTTCTACTAAAATCGAACTATTACAGCATATAGAGATTAGAATTCTTTGGTCTTTAATTATTTTTAGAATTCTTTTAAAAACTCTTTATATTAATAGTTTCGTAACATCTGTTTACAAAAAACAAAGTAAACTTATTAAATTGATAAAAAATAGTAATTCTCAATTTTTTGTCAATACTGTGATTAATGATAGAGTAAAGTTACATAAGACTATAGTCAGTAAACTGAGAGAACATATTGAACGTATCGCTACTACTAAAAACAATAAGGACTTAGTAACTACTTTTTATGTCAAAGCGGAAGACCCTAACTCTTCAGTTATAAAATTTGAATTAAATAGAAGTTATATTAAAATTTCTAATGACATGAACATTCTGGTAGTTGATCTTCCAATAGTTAGATCAAATCTTGAAGCGTTACAGCCTATTTCTGTATTACTCCTCGCTATTAAAGTAGAATAAGGAATTTAATATGAATCTTACACTAGCAAATCGACCTATGTCACTTGGTGAAACATTAAAAGCTCGTATTGATGAGTATCGAATTAATACGAATATGGTAGCATGTGCTATCAATGAAAAAGTGGATATTATTAATAATTTAATTAATGATAAAATTGCTTTAACTCCTGAAATTTCTCTAAAATTATCTAGATTCTTTGATACTTCTCCAGATTTCTGGTTCCGAACTGAATATAAATATAAACTTCATCGTTCTAGAAATAATAAAGAACTGATGGATGTTACTCTTAGAAATATAACTCCAATTAATGAAAAATTCCAAGATTATAATCCATATAAACATAAAGAAGATAAAGAATATAAGCCTTATAATTTAACTCAATCAGTATATAACAGCCTATAGGAAATATTATGTCTGAACCAGTTCTTATTTCAAGTTCTAGAATTTCAACCCATCCAGGAATCATCCTTAAAGAAGAATTTATGGAGCCTCTATGTATAAGTGTTCTTGACGTATCTAGAGCACTTAACATTCCTACTGCATTTCTAAAAAGATTTATTAATGGTCGTGAAGAAATAACGGTTAGTATGACTTTGAAATTTGCTAAAGCGTTTAATACTTCTCCAGAATTTTGGCAGAATTTAAATATTCAATATCAAACTTCTAGGCTCAAATCCGATGAAAAATATTGTGACTTGCTAAACAATATTAAACCTTTCTATAATTAAAATTACCCCCTAATGGATTATAATCCATTAGGGGTATTTATCATATTTTTTTTTTATTCATATTTTAAATATATATTATAATAATGAATTTATATCTAATAAGGATAAGAAATGTTAATTATTTATAATTTAAATATTCCTTCTACTTCAGAAGAAGTTAAGAATTATCTTAAGCTTCATGGGGTACATTGTGAGAATACTTTTAATTATCCAAATAAACTAGCTATTCTATTAGCCGCAAAAGTACATGAAAGAAATGATATTGATATGGATAGATTAAATCCATATAACCAACATCATGAAACCCTTGCATGGAAAAAGTTTAATAAGACTTTTGAATATATGATCTCAGTAATGAAATCCTTCAATTTTTAAAAAACTCGTTACAACAAACAAAGTTTTAGAATTCCACAAGGAACCTTATAAATGGCTAGAGGTAAGAAAGTAGTAGAAGTTGAACCTAAAGATGAATATACTGGTAAGGATATTAAAGAGTTACCGTTTCCAGTAAACGTACAAACTCGTCCTCAAGTATATATTGGTGAAGTAGATGCCGTAGGTAAACTTACCTGTATTCGAGAAATTCTTAACAACTCAGTTGATGAATTCTTAGCAGGATACTGCAATCAAATTAATATTTATCGCTTGGATATTGATCATTACGTTATTGAAGATAATGGCCGTGGTGTTCCATTCGATAAACATGAGACTGGTAAGAATACCTTAGAGACTATCTTTGGTGTACTACATGCTGGTCGAAACTTTAAGAAAAAGACTGTATATAGTACTGGTCTTAACGGTGTCGGTGCTTCCGTAGTAAACGCCTTATCTGAAGTATTTAAAGTTACTTCTCACCGTGGTAATGATGTAGGTATTATTGAATTCTCTGATGGGTATAAACAAGATATCACTCTATCTACTGTTACTAAGCTTAAACTTAAATTCCAAAAGGGATTCGAGAAGAAAGGTACAGGAGTAGAATTCAAGTTTAATCCAAAGTTCTTTGAACCTGATTCAGATTTAGATATCCAAGAAGTATTAAATTTAATTCGTAAAACAGCCTATATGGTAAGCGGGTTAAAACTTAAATTCGTAGACATGGTTGATGCTAAAAATAATGTAACCTTTGAATACGAAAATGGCGTATCTGATTTACTGGAAGAGATTAACCCTAATTCTATTGTCAAACCTGCATACTTTAAACCAGTTACTATTAGTGAAACTAAGGTAGAAGTAAGTTTCAGTTTTAGTGATAAGTTTGATAATGAGAATATAGAATCTTTCTGTAACACTATCCGTACCAGTGATGGTGGTGTTCATGTAACTGGATTTAAGCGAAGCTTTAGTCAGAAAGTCACTAACTTTATTAAGGAAAATAACCTTACTAAAGAAAAAATTGAGAATAGTGATGTATTTATTGGCCTGAATGCAGTCGTATCTGTATTTGTATTTAACCCTAAATACTCTACTCAGACTAAGCAGAAACTAAGTAATACGGAAGTTGAAGGTCATGTACTTCGAGCCATGAATAAATGGCTTGATGAATGGCTTGAAGCTAATCCTAAAGAAGTTAAAATTCTTGCTACTAAGATTGCTCTTACTGCTAAATCCCGTATTGCACAAAAACGTGCTTTAGATAGCGTTAAAAAAGATCAATCTGGTACGTTCCTTACTACTCTTGCAGCTCCAGAGAAGTTTACAGATTGTAACAGTGATGACCGAATGGAATGTGAATTATTCCTTGTCGAGGGTTAAAATGGCTCTCATTAAACCTCTTTAATTGTCTGGAACATCTTAATTACCGCGAATTAAGACAACCAGCAGCGAAGCTTATACTATTAAACCTATAAAGGATTATGGGATGTATAAGAAACGTTCAACGACTATCGAAAGTACTTATGACATGTCATAAGGTAAATGAGTAGAGTAGCGCCAATAGGTAGGTATCATAATGATAATAGTTATGAATAATTCCTTTAAAGCGAAACGGGAGGCAAAGGATTGAAGATATAGTCTGATCTGCATGGTGACATGTAGAGTTAGTTGAAAGTGATTTCTTAACAAAATCTTAGTATCTACGAGGATTTATTTATGCCAGTTAAGAAAACACATGCACAATTCGTAAAAGAAGTTGAATTAAGATTCGGAAAAGAATATACAGTTTTAGGGGAGTATAAAAATACACATACTCCAATAAAACTAAGACATAACAAATGTGGTAATATATGGGAAACTACTGCTCCATATGATTTACTTAAACCAAAACCCAATGGTTGTAAATTATGTGCAATTAATAGATCATTTCCATTAACTACTAAAGAATTTTCAGTTAAACTAAATGCAATTCATAATAATTCTTATACAGTTCTACAAGAATATAAGAATAACAAATCCAAAATTCTAGTTCGTCATAGTTGCGGATATGAATTTATGGTTAAACCGAATAGCATTCTAACAGATAAGTTTAACTGTCAGTTGTGTCAGAAAACCAATTCAGTAATAAGCGATTCAATTGCTGAATTTCTCAATGAAGAAAATCTTAATTTCATCCAAGAAAAGAAGTTTAAATGGTTAAAATACGAATCTCTACTATCTATAGATTTCTACTTACCAGATTTTAAAATTGGTATAGAAGCTGATGGAGAGCAACACTACATTCCTAAACGTGGTGGGGTTGAAGAGTTTGAAAAGACTCTTAAAAGAGATTTGATTAAATTTAAACTTTGTAAAGAACATGGTATAGAAATATTGAGAATACCTAGTTTTTTAACTAAAAAAGAAACTTCTTTATATCTTGGAAAACTTCTTTTAGAACGAAATGTCTTTCAACTAGATTAACACAAATGGATTCAGCGGGTGGCTCTATCAAACAAGTATTGGATAGGGAAACTCAAGCAGTATATAAGCTTAAAGGTAAACCAAAAAATACCTTGAAAGATGATATTGAAGATCTTTATAAAAATAAAGAAACTGATGATATCATCTCAATTCTTCGCTGCGGTATGGGCCGTAACCATAATCCAGAAAAACTTCGTTTTGGTAAGATTATTCAATTATGTGACTCCGACTCAGATGGTAAACATATTGAAATGCTTTTATCTACTCTTTTCTCTAAACATTTCAGACCATTGGTAGCGGAAGGGCGTGTCTATATCTGTCTCTCTCCACTTTATCGTGTTATTCGTTCAGGTGTACCTCCAGTATACTTCAAAGATGACCGAGAACTAGAGAGTTTCTTATCAAATCAGCTAGCCGAAGACTTTGTCTTTAAAAATGCTGCTGGTAAGAAAATGAATGAAAAGAACACGTCCAGTCTTATTTCATTAATTCGTAAGTATCGCAATGAAATTAATAAAATCGCTAAAAAGTATCATAGTGATTCTAAACGAATCGAAGCAGTATTTGTAAATAATTATGATGCTGAAGAGGGATGGTTTGATTTTGAATTAGAAGCTGAAGAGCATAAGAATGGTAGCATTACTATTAAAGGATTCTATGAATTCGATAATGGTGAATCTTATGTATATCTGAATATTCCAGTTATTGATGAATTCTTAGAAGAGATCGAATCATTGCAAGAAATCCTTGCAAGTATTCATGAGAAATTCTTTGTATTCGATAAAAAAGGTAATGCGATTGAACGAGAAACAATGATTGAATCAGTTGATTTCTTAATTGATAAAGTCGCAAAAGCTTGTACAATCACACGCTATAAGGGATTAGGAGAGTCTAATCCAGAAGACCTTAAAGAAATCTGTCTTAACCCTGAGAACCGTACTCTGATTCAGCTTAAGATTGGTGAAGAAGATGAAGTTCGTCAAGTTCTTGAAAACTATATGTTAGATAAGAACGTTGAGTTCCGTCAGAAATTCTTGCTTGAACATTTCGATCAGAATGTGTTAGAGTCAGATATTTAATACTTTAAAGGAAGGTGGAAACACCTTCTTTTTTTTTAAGGCCATTATGGAAAATCTAAAGTACATCCCAATTCTATTTTTTATAGGTGGTTTATCAATAGCCTTACTACTTCTATTAGATATAGTGAAACATAGTCTAAAGAATAAAAAGAGAAAGAATTGATTTTTCAATGATATATTATTATCATGATATTCATTAATAATAAAGGAAATAAATCTGTATGAAAGTGCAAGTAACTGGTATCTGTAAAAAGACTTCTAAAGAAATTACTAAACCTTATGAAGTTGCTAAGGAAAGCGAAGCTCGTAAGCTTGCTAAAAAATTAATGAAGACAATCCTCTATACCCGTATTGAACGTGATAATACGGAAGAGGTTGTATAAAAACTGCATCCCATATCCTCTTTTAAGGGGATATGGGGTTTTAGATATATTTTTTGAGGATTTAAAAATGAGTTTAATTAACAAAGCAAATATTATAGCTATGTGCAAAGATCGTAACATTCAATGGTCTATAGGGTCTTATCTAGTTGCTATGTTTGTATTAAATATTTTCCTAGATAAATTTAGCGATACTATATTTTATTCTCAAATAATCTTTGTTGCAGTAGCAGGATTCCGTGCATACTTACTATATAGGAATAAGAAATGTTGAAGCTTAAGATAGATACAGAGGATGATGATAAGGTTGATCATTATATAGGAACAGTGCATTTCAAAGATTGGTTCCATCCAGTTGAAAAATCTATAACTGAAGAAAGCTTTGGGGTTGGTCTAAAATTTTTATCACATAAAGATCCATTAACTTTCATGGATTATACAGTATTTAATTTAAAAATACTAGTTAGTCATGCATATTTCAGCTATATTGGAAAGAATGGTATAGCCCAAGGAGATAGAATTCCATATGTTCAAAATGAAATTAATTAAGGATCGTAAAGTATCAGGTATGGCAGGTAATTATATAGATGATGTATTTACCACTCAATCATCTATAATAATGGGCAATCTCTTCATTTTATCATATGACTGGTTGAAGATAGGGGTGAGTAAACCAAATGTTGATTATGAAGAATTTGATTTAGTAGTAGGGTCAGAATCCTATCAACTACTAATATGCGGTACTATTCTTATTGATTTAAGTGAAACTAAATCAGATGATTTACACATAGATTATTACTATTCTTTAAGAAATATGAATAGGAGGAGAAAGAATGCTTACGGCAAAAATTCAAATCAGAGAGCATCCTATATTTAAACCATTAAACGAGATATCCATATCCGGTATAAGTGTATGTAGGGCTAATGATTATATAGATTCAGGGGCTGAAATTGCCCTTGAACGATTCATAGCCGAATACAATTATGAAGTTACTATACTTTTTATGAATGACCATTTATGTTTACCTCTTATGATATTTAGTTCTATATCTAGATTACCTTATCAGCTTATGATCAGTAAAATGTCTTCTTTAGGTAGTCCAACTTATAGAATGGAGCTTGGATTAGATTTCATAGATTGTAGTGATACAAAGTACAGATTTGATTATAAAGGAAATTTTTATGCTAAAGATACAAATTCCATTTAGATGGAATCAGATAGTAAAGTTTAAAAAATGTAAAATTACCTCTAAAAGATCTATATATTTTAATAAATTTTGTAAAAATCAATCATATATGGAGATTCATGATTATCGTATGCAACTCAATATTTCTAAAATAAGTAAGGAAGGTTATCATCTAATGGAAACGATTGATATACTTTCAGGGATAGATGCATATAGAAATATATTTGCTACGGCAGATAATGGATTTTACATTCAAAAAGATAATAATGGTATAAAGAAATCAGTTATTAAAAAGATTGTTTATAGCGAAGAGGATAGAATTATTTATGCTAAAGATACAAATTTATAATGAGCATAATACTCCTAAAGATTTTTCAACCTATGATAAAAGAAGAAGAACTATATCAGTAGATTTTGAAATGGATGATTATGATAAAAATATAGTGTTTCATAATGCATGGTTGTATATCTATAATGATGAACATAGATCAGTTTGTTATGATCTCATGGAAGGAAGTGTACATTCTATAGCATATATCGAAATTAATAATCCTGGTGAGTTTATTGATTTTATTCTTCCAAAGTTAACTAATCGCAATACTTTCATTGAAGTATTTAGAAGACCGGAAATAATTGATATTAAAATAAGGATTAGTCAATGCTAAATATAAAGATATCTCTAGATAGTAATGTAGTTTATACGGATATACGTAAGCCTAAATTGCTATTGTATAATGATTATACTGAGTACAATAAGCATGTATTAGAAGAACGAAAGGCATGGAATGTGATGCTTTCTTTTAATTATACGGATGAGAATCTCTTATCATTTTCTTCTTTTATAAATGAAAAGTATGCAGCAGATATAGTCTTTGTCATATACTTTAATTATGTATTCTTTATTGATGTTCCAGGATCAGTGCTTAATGAAATCAATGAGAAGAATCTAAAAATAAATAGAGATATTACCATATGCGAATTTATAAACGGGAAAGTAGATTAGAAGGTAATGTTGATGCAGTATTCCATGAAAAAACTTTATACTTACTGACCGAAGGAAATACAGTTAAACCATTAAAAAGAATTCGTTTACCAGTAAATAAGTTATGGATATTAGAAATTGGAAAACATATGCATCCAATTTATGATGTTAACTATAGATTGAATATAGATCATTCGAGATACAATAATATTAGAGTATTTGTATTAGACA